ATGGCAAACGGAAAGAAGAACGGAAAAGACGCTCCGATGACGTTTAAGACTGGAAAACCTGAGGTTAAACCCGAGGTTACGCCTGTTAAAGAGCCTCTAAAAGCTGAGTCAAGTGATATCACTTCATTTAACTCTGCAGCGAATACGCTTATGGCAGATATCGGCTGTGGGCAGGTCGCATGGAATCTCGGAGTTGAAGCTAAGAAAATAGCCAGGATTAGCCATACGAGCACCGGGAGCTGATAAACATGGCAAACGGAACGACTGAAAAGAAAGACGACGTTATTATCCCCGCTGCCCCGCGACAAGTAGCGCCAGCAGCGCAACCTGAACCATATAAGACTCCTCGCGCACCTCCTACAACGGAATCACCAGAAAAGTTAGGTCTTAGCGCAAGTCCAGGCATAGGGCCAACAGCGGGCGAGTTTACCCCAGATAGGGTACTCGGCGCGAAGCAATACATCTACCTCTGGGATACGGTAAACTTGCAGTGGGTTGGACTTGAAGGTCAGGATAAAGGCGACCTCAAGAGAAAGACCGACCAAAAGCAAGCGAAGGATAAAGATAACTATCCAGACTCAACGTACGTCTCAGGTTTCAAGGACTGGTCAGTTGACTTCTCAGGAGACTGGATTATCGACCTGACAAGCGGCATACAGGGCCCAGGCATTAAACTGGCACAAGGCTACTGGGAGACGAATACGAACCCAGTGCCAATGATGCTCGTTACCCCCGGACCAGCAAACAGCTACTACGTCGGCAACGTGAACATCGCTGAGTGGGATCTTATGGGCCCTGTTGACGGATACGAAACCTACAGCGGAAGCTTACAGGGAACCGGCGCATACGTGACGTACAATATGTAAGGAGACCTTGGTTTAAATGACGAATCCAACAACCTTTACTGCAATAGTGCCAGGAGTGCCGGCAGGTACAACGGGAACTGCGTTAACCTATACAGCGGCCTCAGCCAGCTCCACGGGCGACCTCATACCGATGGCGTCAGGAGCGGCGATGACCGTCGTGCTGGTCAAGAACTCAGACGTCTCGAACACGCACACCGCGACGTTTCAGGGCGTAGCAGACCAGTGGGGTGTCGTGGCTACTGAAGCGGTTACTGTGCCCACCAGCGGTACGGTCGCAGTGGCGCTATTCCCACCCTCAAGATGGGCGAGTGCTACCAATACCTGCGCGGTAACGTATGATGTCTACTCTGACATCTCGATAGCAGTGCTACAGGTGCCCTGGTCAGGTTAGACGTGAGCAACGGCGATCCCGATCAGGATAATGTCGAGAGCGTCATAACTGATCGGTCAAAGATACTAAGCGGCTATCCCACCGATGCGGTCGAGGACTCTTATGTCTATACGTCGGAGTTTATGATCTACAGGATGCGCCGGACATATAACACATCCGGACACGGTGAGGCTCCGATGACGTGGTATCTCATTGATACTGCGCCCGGTAGAGTGCGGGAGCTCAACGCACACGAACGACTGAATAACGAGTCTCGGAAGGACAAACTGACTCACAAGTGCTACTGCTCTCCGACTGCCGATATCCAGCGGAATGACGTGGTAGTCGTTTCACCAGCTCTTGAGGGCGGCGTTAATACGTTTCTCGTAGGCCACGCTCACTTGCCGGGTAATATTCAGCACCATTACGAGATCAACGCAAAGTCGATTGTTTCGGACTCAATAGAGTGGGCCGGGTATATGCTTAGTACACCAAAGGGATTGCTGGAAGAAGAAAGTTAATTTAATTTAAAGTAAGGAGGAGGAGGCCCGAGCAATCGGGGTATAGATATGACACAGAGAGTTACTTTAGTTAAGGCTGAATCGCCAGGCAGTCCTGAGATTCCGCTTAATGTAGATTCATCCGGCAACATCGGTGTTAATGTAGAGAGTGGCGGATCTGGTGGTGGCAGTGGTGGAGTCGTACAGGTTTCTGACGGCACTACTAAAACACAACTTTTAGCCGTTGACGCAAGCGGCAAGATCGGCATTAATGCATTACCTGCAAACCTCGGCGCAGTCACGACCGACGTATGCGGCGCGACGACTCCAAAGACACTACTCGATCTGTTTAATGTCCTGACCGCAGCATCACCGGCGACGGGAATCACGGTCGCCACCTTACCAGCTATCACCGGCAGTGTCACCGCGACACTGTCAAGTCAGGCATTTACTAATACAATCCTCACAGCAATCGAAGATACAATTGCTCACACGATAGGCGTTCAAGTCAAAGGAGTCAGAACCGCAGCCGGATCGTGCATCGCGCACCGCGCATCACTCACCACCGCCGACCTCGTAGGTCCGGCAACGTCAGCGAATCAGGCAGCACCAACAGCGCCGACGGTGGCCGACAGTGGCGTATCAGAAGGCAACCTTACACACGCGCCGACAACGTGGTATGGGGGATATGTGGTGAGAAATGGCATGGGCGTCACGATGGCCTCAGCGATTGGCTCCGTCTCACTCAGCGCCGCACACTCGATCCGCATAACTATCCCGGCAGCGTGGGGCTCAAGTCTCTCTGACACGGATCTCGTTTATGAGATATTCCTCTCAACAGATTCGGGAGCACCAAAGCACGTTTGCACCTTCACCGGCGCACAACTGGCAGCAAGTGGTGGTGCGAATACGCGATGTTACTGCACAACCGCAGAAACGCCACTAACCAATGGAACCGGCGGAGCAACGTGGGCGTGTGATATAGGCGTAACCGGAGCGAATGCCCAGACAACGGCAAATCAATTCGCTACAAGCACCGCTGTATCACAGGCCTCGATAGCCGCTTTAACGGCGGTTTCAACGGCAGGATACAACAACGTTGACCTGTTCATTGATGCGATACAAACAGCATACACAACAACAACCCCAGCATTAACTCTCGTGCCAGTGTTCCTTAACGACAAGCAAGGAACCAATTATCACGTAGGCGCACCAATATACGTGAATATCCTAAACGGGGTGGGTCAGTCGTTCCGACAAATTTATAACTTAACGACAAACGGCGCGAGCTTGATGATCCTCGTCGCGTCGATAGCCAACGTGACCGTGAACCGGATTGATATAACACCAACGAGCGTGGTATGAATGGCAGACCGTCCGAGGATGCGTATAGCGTTCCCGTCGCAGGCGGGACGAAACAACAACACAAGCGGACGTGCCGCCGTGACGCATAACGGATGTTCGTCTAAAAGACTAAGGAGAAAATCGCTATGACTTCGCAAACCGTTGGCCTCTCGTGGATTCAAACTGCCGCTGAAAATGTAGCGTATCAATGGCTTGAGCAACTAGCTCCGTTTAATACGCCATTAGGCACCGGCACTCCTACAACTCCGGCTGGGCACACCGCGCAAACGTATCACAACGCGGGGCAACTCGCCGTGACCAATTACCTCAACAGTGTGTCACCGTGGGGTAATATGCAGCGGATTCAGGTACTTCCCGACGGCACGATAACTACTCGGTACGGCGAACGCTGTTATGATGATTCTCCATCAGGCGTTTTAGATTATGGAAACGCGATGTGGTATCTCCCGGCATATTGGTACTGGACGTACCACAAGCAAACGACTGACGATGTCGCTACTTATAGATGGTTTATGTCGCCTACTGGCTCTCCAAATGATGTAATAAATCAGGGTAGTTTTCCAGCAGATGTTGATACAGGTACGCTGCCAAATTGGACGAGTTGGCCATATACGCCAACGTGGAAGTTACACCCGGCATATATCCGCAATGGGATAAACGAACCGTGGATTGCACTTGGAACGTATGAGGGGTATCAGCAGACCATCAATGGTGTAAGCCAGTTAACATCGCAAACAGGCGTAGTACCGACTGGCTCTCAGACCATTACGCAGTTTAGAACATTAGCAAAAAGTATTAACTTAAACCTAAACTGGGGGATACAAGATTATCTCGCAACAACCGCGGTTCAACTGCCTTACCTAATAGAATACGGCGGCTTTAACTCTCAGCTTTTGTTGGGTGGGGGCTATTCGAACGTCGGCAGCATAACGGCTACAGGCAACACAGCGTCAAGCGGCAATACATCGGTTGGCACGTCAAACAACTACTTAACCCCGGTGAGCTTTCATGGCTTAGAAAATCTGTATGGTAACCAGTACAAATTCTTAGACGGCCTTAACTTACAAGGCGGAAATACGCCATGGATAGCAGACCATAACTTTGCGGTAAACACGTTTAGCGGAACGTACAACAACACGACATTCTCGCTTCCGACGATTAACGGGGCGGTTATCTCGGATATCTATGTAACATCGCAATATGACTATGGTTTTTTGCCATCTGCTGTGGCAGGCACTTCGACAACAAAACTCTGTGATGTCTATGGATATACCAGTAATGCAAGCGGACTCTTAGCCTATGGGGGGCCATATACTTACTCCATCAACGGTGGGGTGTTCGGGCTCGTCGAGTATCCGTACACCGAGAGCACACTAGCGGCGGGCGCACGTTTAATGTTTATACCACAATAATGACCAGAAAACGCCCGTCGTACCCCCTAAAGTTTATGGATATAGGAAGCACAGGCCCCGCCGTCGGGGTAGTTTCGGGCAGCAGTACAGTGAACTATACATGGCCGAACGGAACGAACTATTCGTGGGTACGTAACGGCGTGACGCAAACATTTCCATGCAATGAAAATTATTTGGAATATCTAGCACAGAACAATTGGAATGTGACTATGGGGCTTGACCCGTATCAATCGGCATGTGCAATCGTCGATACATCCGAAGATCTCGCCACCACTGCATTAAAGAGTAGTCACGGTCGCGCAGGCGTAGCCGATTATACGCTGTTAGACCAGTGGTATGAGTGCTATATCGCACCCCTCGAAGATTGGGGCATCGGTTGGCGGCTATACCCCACAGCATCCTCATATTCATGTGATATTCCGTGGTACACTGGTGTAGGGGGTAGAGATTATAACGGGTTGGTACAATGGAATACTCCGGCTACTGATGCTGAAGCAGATCTGAGGGGCTGGAGTGAAGACCTTACAAATAGACCACTAAATCCCGCGGGAAACCCGATATGTCGTTCCTTTGAATCGCTCTTTGGAAATCTTGTTGATTATATCGAAACTAATTGTAGCAAGAACTTTATTGAGTTCGGCGATGAGTTTCAATACACCAACCAAGCCCGATTTGTGGCCGGGGCAACAAGCATTTGGTATCAGGATTCCGTTGGCGGGTATCCGATGTCCGGTGAGTTCGGCTACCGAACGCAGTACCCAACGTGGCCCGGAGCGATGGGTGGCACAACAGTCGATTGTGAGGTTTATAATCCGGCATACACCGGCAACCCCGTTACCGACTCCGCGAACGGCGTTCATTTCCAAACTGACTTAGAACGCTTACAGATGATTGACTCTATACAATTCGAGTGTTATACCATAGGTGCGTTTCAAGGAACACTCCGACTACAAGCCGAAGTCGCCGGTTATGTAGTCGGCGGACAACTCCCCGCTAATTTTCCTATGTGTCAAAATTACGACACACTTCAAAACATTAATTCAGACGGAACCGAACACTCATACGCCGGTGAGGTGTGGTGGGTTCCGGCAGGCGTAGGCGAACCGAATAACCGTCACTGGTGGGAAACGATGGCTTCGGTACAAGACATGAACCTACTGCGAGAAAAACGAATATCGTGGGGGCTACCTGGCGCGTATGATGCGGTCAGTTGGATGCAAACCGGCAGTATGTGGCCATGGAACGCATCGGCCTATGACATGCCATGGTGGCTTTCGCAGGCGGATCAACTGAGCGTTACGGACGCGGTTTCCGCAGCAAACATAAATGCGAGGATGGTTGCGTGACTATTGAGACTATTACGATCCCTGCAGGCGCAGGTAATACGTGGATCTATCTCACCATCTATGATAAAAGCGGAGCAGTCCTAAATTTCTGTGCGAACGATATTGACCCGCTGAACGCTAATGCCGGAGCGACGGTAACATGGGCGCTATTAGGAACTAGCATTTCAAAAACGACCGCTGATAATACAATATTCAGCGCACATCCCGTAATGAGCGTTGTAGGGATCACGCAACAACCTTATGTTGATACTAACGCTCCATGTTTCATAATTCGCATATTCAAAGATGAGATCGCAACATTGGACGGAACATATTGGTGGAAGTTAGCAGTCACGAATCCGGTTACAGACGTGACGAGTTATTTTGGCGGAACACTGAACGTTGGTGCGGCCGAGGTGACTCAACTATATTTAACAAACGTGGCAGTTAAGGAGAGCTGATAAAATGGCAATGGGACATTGGTATAGGTTTGGAAAATATCTTATGAACGCTGCCGCCACGTCGCCCGGCCCGTTTACGTGGAGCAGCGGAAGCTCAACAACGAATTATGCACTCTACGCGATGATCTGCGATAGTACAGTTTACACGCCGAACGCGCAAGACGTATATCTCGGCGCGGTTGGCTCTCTTAATACAGCTATGCCGACGGCGGGCGAACCGGCGGTCGGAACGTGTGCATTGACACGACAGCCGGTCTTTTTAGAATCCGTCGCACAGGCATCAAAGACCAACCCTCAGACCGATTATACGGTTTATACCGTTGATGAAACTCGACCCCCAAATTGGACTTCTATCGTTCCTAATCCGATGAACGGCGGGTGGGTCATTTTCTATTGGGACATGAATATTAAGAACAAAGCCACGACGGGGCTTACCGCCGGAGCAGGCTATCATCCGAGCACGATTACAGGCGGCACAGATTATAGCACGACCTCACCGTTGATAGGGTGGGCTCCCCTTATCGATTCGACATCGACGCCATCAAATATAATCAAATCATGGGCTGGAGGCACGACGGTCACGGTTCAGTTTGATACGTCATTCAGTCTCTCGCATCCGGTTTTATTCACCGACGAGGTTTAACGAATGGCAACAGCGGCAGTATCATATATAAATTCGCATGGGATGTTAGGTTGCATTTACGCGACCTCAAAGAATGATTTAGTTACCGCCGATGTTGTTGCGATTAACGCTATAGGCTTAATCACCTGCATAAAAACGATCAGCGTGGTTTTGTCGCCGGATGTTACTTGTCAGCAGAACGCCCCCATAGACCTAATATATTCCGTCTTAGACAAGTTCACGTTGTCTGATTTGCCTATCGACAATGCAGCGGTAACATGGGCGGCAGGGGGTACCAGCAAATCAACTTCGGACGGATCGGTCATAACATTCGGGAACACGCTCGTCGTTCAACTAGCTCCTGCCGACGTTGCCACTGTTGGAGCACACACATATACGGCGACGATCACGACGTCCGATGCGCATGTCTACATGATGACCGGCACACTCACCGTTGTCGAAGTAATTGGTATAATCTATGAGCTTTTTGGAATGTTACCGCAAACCCAATTTGAGATGTATGGCACACTTCCAAATGCACAGCCGCGAATGTTTGGGATGCCGCAATCCGAGGTGCGATTGGTAGGGATGCCGGAAGAACAACAGCGGTCGGGCTTTGGCACGCTGACTATAAAGAAACCGCGCGTGTTTGGCAGGCGTTCACCCGATACACAGTTGGTAGGAACGATACAAGAACAAGAACGTTCTGGATTGGGAATACTAACAACAACGAACCCGCGTATGCTCGGCACGCAACCAAAAACGAACGTGCGCCTGTTCGGGATGTTACAAGAGATAGATAAGAATTAGGAGATAAGAGATGGACGACTTCACAGTTTATCAAGGAACTGATGTGACGCCCTATGTGTCCGTCACGTCGGACGGAACGGCAACTGGCACGCCGATTGATGTGAGCGCTTGGACGGCGGCAACGTGGGTCGCATTCTCACTTCCGTTGACCGAAGAGCAAATGCCGTCTATTACGAAGCATAAGGTAGACATGACAGTCGGTATTGACCCTCTTCTTGATCCGCCATCGGAGATTCAAAACAGCATATTTTTCCCACTGACAAATCAAGACCTGGGCTCCGTGGACTTGCTTGGTCAATACCGTCATGAGTTGCGAATCACGCTTAACAGCAAGCAGTATGTAGTGTATCCTTTGGTAGGCATAGCGGCCACGTTCATGATTGACCAGAGCATTTCGTGGACAACATCGACGACACCCCCTGCGCCTCGCAGTGAATTGGTCAGGTTAGGCGGAACGCTCGACAAGTCGCCTGATGAGGTAACGAAAAGACCCAGTATCGATACGACAAGGCGCGTATCTTCTGTATAAGGTGAGCCAATGGCTAGTAGCATGAATATCACCGCAGACCTTGAATCTGATATTGACGGCACCGCAGCCACGCAACTCGTTTCCCAGGAGATGTTTGACCCGTTCTGTAGAGAGAAAGCCCAAGAGATATACGAAGCATCTCAAGACTTAGTTCCGGTTGATACTGGTGCCCTTAAAGAATCAGGGCATATTGAAGAGGTAGGCAGTGCGGTAGGTGAGGGACTTTGGTACGTCGTGTATGACGCGCCGACTAAAGACCAGAGCAAGTGGAAGAGTTATGCAATATTCTTAGAACTCGGCACCAGTAAGATGTCAGCACAGCCGTATCTTAGACCTGCGATGGAACAGGTGATCGGCAAGCTTTAAACCAATGTCACACAAGCACAGCGTCCACAAAGCGAGGACAAAACACACACATAAGAAAAGCCACCACACGCATAAAAAGACGAAAACGAAACACAAGAAGAAATGAACGCACTTGACTACGCTATTGTCGCAATGATTCAGGCAGACCCCGTGATGCAAGCAGGTCTGTATAGCTTCCAGGGTCACCCAGCGGTGTTTACGTTTGTCCCGGTTCCCGAGGTTGACCCAGGGCCGCCACCTAAATTACCCTTACCTTTTGTCGTTTCAGAACCAAACGTAGCAGACGTCGAGGACGATACAAAAGACCTAGTTGGTCATGATATTCATAGAGACGTACGGATTTACGATTACGAAACAGCAGACCCGCGAAACATGAATATGTGGTCAATGCGTCTACGAGATATTTTCCACAGGCAGGAAAAGACCTTACAATACTACATACTCAACTCAGGTGACAGCGAGCTCTTTACCGTAGGCCAGTGCTGGGTTACACACGGCCCCGTAGCGGCTCCGGTTGAAGTAGACGAATACGTGCAAGGCAGGATACTCTCGCTTGTCATCCGCTTAACCAGAATACCTAGCACAATGCCGTACCCAATCTAACCATGCAATTCGCACAAATGGACGAATTAGAAAAGACCGAAGACGTGCATAGAGGATGCACAATCCTTCCCTTTACGACCATCTTCATAGGTGGTATGCCGGTTTCGATACGCTACACGATAAAGGATTTACTTACGATTGAACAGTTGCTTTGTATCCCACTGTGGAGAGTTATTGATCTATTCGTTCTGAATATGCTCAGCGATACGGAAAAGAGGTTAATCTTACAGTATGGTATTGTAGGCAGTCCTAAAGAAGCCCTTTCATTACTCGATGAAGAACCGGACGAAAGACGTGTATTCCAGACCGCAGGACTTGAGCTTATACGTGCTATCGGTATGGAAGTTATCTATGACGATCACGGAAACCCTGTTGATGTAAGACCCCCTGAAGTTGATACGTATAAACACGCTGAGATTTCAGAATTAAACTCACCAGTTAAAGACCACGAAAAGGTAGAGTTTGAAACATTCGGGCAGTGGTACGAAGACAGGTTAAGAGAGCTCTTTAAAACAGGTTTAACGCGCATCGATGAGTTTTTGGAGCTAATGCCGGTTGAAATAGAGGTATACATAGATGCCCACGTTGCCAGGAATATATACGATAGGCAATTAAACGTTGCGCTTGCTTATGATATTGGCGCTATGATGGGCGCAAAGCCTAAACAAAGTTTGGCGTCTGTATTAAAGCAAATCGAATTTAAAGCTATCCATACGATGGGTAGTAAGTTCACCCGAGACAAAGCCAAAAAAGAAGCCACAAAGCGAGTAACACAAACACAGCGAGAACGTGCATCTGTTGATGCACTCGTCAAGAACATGCCGCCACCTCCAGGATTTCAAGGACCACAAGCGAACCAAAGCGAATCTCGGTAAGAATATGAGTGGTGAATATAAATGGAAAATGAAGAAACTCCGCAGGAGTTAGCCGCACTTAAGCGTAGATTCAACGTCGGTGCGGCAGTCGCTAACCCGATTAAAGTTAAGTTAGATCGGGAGCGCACGATTGATTTTAGAAGTAGATACGTTGAGAAGATGGAGCAGTCGCTAGGTCTACGGCTTGGCCACATCTTAAAATTGTTTGAAGCGAGCGAGTGGAGCGAAGGTGACGTACTCGCAATACTTTGGGCTGGTTTACTCAAAGAGAACCCTGATATGCCCTATGAGATTGTCAGTGAGATATGGGACGCCACACCTACTGAGAACCGCGCTACTGCGTCTATTGACATCATCTTTGGCATAATGAAACACCAGGGATTGGACATTGACCTCCAGACCTACCACGCTCTTGTCGAAAAATACGGCAAGGAATCAAAGGCGCGCAGGGATGAGATAATGGAAGAAATCAAGAAACTCGAAACAGCAGAAGCGACGAAAAAGAAGAAGAAGGAGTAAAAGTAAGTGGCTGGTTCGACTATTGGTTCGGCAGTAATCAACCTAAAAGGCAACTCATCAGGTTTCCTAAGCGACTTAGAGTCTGCCATATCCGGCGCCAAGAGTAAAATCTCTGGCATGGGCAACGATATGGCAAGCGGTCTTTCAGGAGTTGGCTCTGTGATGACTGCTGGAATCACGCTTCCTATCGTCGCTATGGGTGCGTTTGCCGTGAAGAGTTTTGAGGATATCAATACCGCACAGGACCAGCTTATCGGAAAGACTAATGTAACTGGTGCAGCCGCGCAACAAATGAGGCAGTCATTTAATAATGTATTTGGCAATACCCCCGAAAGTGCTTCCGATGTTGTATCCGCCATGACCGCCGTCCATGACAAGCTTGGACTCACCGGAACGGCATTGGAGCAAACATCAACACAAGCACTCGACTTGTCGCGCATACTAGGTACTGACGTTACTAGTACTGTCAGTGGTGTGACAAAATTATTCCAAGCGTTTAGCGTACCCACGAAGGATATGAGTGCAGATATGGACCAGCTATACACCGTCAGCACTCATTCTGGTGTGGCCCTTACCGATTTAACAACCGCCGTGTCTAAAGTGAGTGCAGTAGCCAAACCAGCGGGGTTATCAATGCAGCAGACAGAGGCAGCAGTTGGCGCTTTTGCTACCTCTGGCTTACCGGCACGTCAATCAGCATCGTTGCTTACTACAGCTATCGGTGACTTTACAAAAGCCGGTATTCCTGCGAGTAAAGCACTTCAGGATATCGCAAACGGCAACGCGACAGCGGCAGAAAAACAGGCGATTCTCGGTAAGGGGTCAGCAGCAAGTATAGCGACGTGGGATAAGTTAACCGGGTCATTGAGCAAGGCGAAAGGTGGTTACAATGATATGACAAACGCCATTGACCACTCTAAAGGCTCCATCGCTTCAGAAGCACAATCTACTATGACACTCAGCCAAAAGTTTGATGAGCTCAAAAACAAGGCTGAAGTAGCGTTTGCTCCGTTGGGTGGTGTGATTGTAAATATTTTAATGAACCTGGTAACAGCAGCAACGCCGCTTGTTTCAATCCTTACTAAAGTCTTAAGTGTTTTCTCCGATATGCCCGCGCCGATTCAAATGGTGGTCGTCGTTTTGGGTGGTATCCTTGCTGCTATCGGGCCTATCTTAATGATACTACCGCAGCTTGTCGAGGGCTTTGGCATGCTTCAAACTGCCTTTGCGTTTGTAAGTGGCGGAGGTATAGCAGAAGCTTTTGGAGGTATCGCGTCAACCATCACTGAAACGGTTATACCAGCGGCAATGGAAGGTGCGACGGCGTTTGCGGCGATGGTACTCCCATTATTACCAATAATCCTTATAGTCGCGGCTATTGGCATCGGCCTTTACCTTTTATACACTTACTTTAAACCCTTCCACGATGCTGTGAATGAGGTCGTAGGCTGGGTTAAAGAGCTTGTAGGCGACCTAGCTTCCGGCAACTTTGGGAAGTTCGGCGCTGACTTTGCTGCTGGGATTCACACAGCAATAAATGACCTTATAAACTTTGACTGGGGCGGACTCGGGAATAAAATAAAAATAGGAATCGAAACCGCGCTTGCTACCTTTGGGACGTGGCTGTGGGGTCTCATACAACCGTTGCCTATGAAACTATGGAGTGCGTACATTGGCATATGGGCGCAGATAGGGACATGGTTATGGAGTCTCATACAACCATTGCCTCAAAAGTTATGGAGTGCGTTACAAAGTGCAATAGGTACGTTTGGAGCATGGCTATGGGGTCTAATATCTCCAATACCAGGTGAACTCGGAAGCGGTATTGAATCAGCGGTCTCAGGCTTTGGTGCGTGGTTAATGAGCGCAGCATCAGGATTCTTCGGAGGCTTGCCGGGCAAGATACAGGGCGCTATCTCAGGTTTTGGAGACTGGCTTATAAGTGCTGCGCAAGGCTTTGCCACGTGGCTATCCAATGCAGTCCAGAACGCGATTAAACAACTCCCAGGCGGCAGTCAGGCGTTATCTGCAGGAGGCACAGTCGCGAGTGCTGCTGGTGGCGTAGTAAACACCGTTAAATCACTACAAACAGGCGGCACAATCACCTCTAGTGGGCTATTCAACCTCCACGCTGGCGAAGCAGTAATACCGCCTGAGAATACTACGGATATGGGTGGAAACTACACCTTTACAGTCAACTTCAACAACGCCACGATTCAGTCGCAGGCGCAAGCGGAGACGTTTAGCAGGATTATGGCGTACCAAGCAACTTCTTTAATGCGTAGACAAGGGCTTTCAAGAGGTTAGATGATCTATGGCTAAAGTAAAAGTAAAAACAAGAGCGGTGTTCTATCCTGCGCTTTTTTGGGCGAACGGTAAATACGTTCCAGCGTATGAGGGCACAAAAGTTGAGGAGACAGAAAGCGAAATGGATATAGATGTGGCTATGGCCTTATTTGGAGAATAGGAGAAATAAATAAATGACGACAACAGGCGGAATAACAACCGTAGGATACCAAGCTCTTGCGGGGCTTTGCATCGCAGACGGAACAACCTCATACATACAGGCGAACTGCTATGTGGGTGTGGGTGATGATAACACCGCTTTTAACGCAGCACAGACGAACCTTAATCCAACGTTCGGTTCATACGGCACGGACAGGATACTCGTTAATGCAACCAGTGTCACCCGATCAGGAGCACAGCTCACTATTGTGGCAAACTTTACCACTGCGCAAGCAAACTTTACTAACGGATGGCAGGAGTTTGGCGTTTTTAACTCCGGTACTGACGGCGTAGGTGCTATGTTAATTCGACAGCAGCAGACGCTAGGTACAAAAACAAGCTCAAGCACGGCAACGCTTACAATCACACTCACGTTTGCCTCATCGTAAGGTAACGGTATGACCGTGTCGGCGGCAGCCAAAACATTTAGTGCTCAAAACAAGCAAGGGTATTCAGTATTCAGTATTTAGTCAATTAGTATAGGCGTAATATGACCATCCAAACATATGTAGGCACGTTTACATCACCATTGAGCACAGGCCAACAAGCTATCACAGGCATCCCGTTTCAGCCAACCGCTGTTATTATCTGGACTGCGGCATCGAGTAGTGGGTGGGCTACTGCCGACCTTTTCGCAATGGGATTCTGTGCAGGAACCGGAAGTACGTCAGGTATTACTCAGGGGTACGTTACGTGTGGGTCAGCTAATGGAAGTAGCGGGAGCGTTGGCTACCGTCGATACAACACCAGCGCCGCTATAGGGTTGGTGGGAAGTACTGGAACGCTCTACATTGAGGCGACGCTTTATTCAATGGACTCCGGCGGTTTCACCCTTAATTGGGGAACCGTTAGCTCCGGCACACAGATATGTAATTATATGGCAATCGGGGGGACAACCAATGCTAAAGTAGTGGGGTGGCAGAATAACTTAGGCACAGTTCCGTTTACACAATCAGTAGGTGTCGGCTTCACGCCTGACTGTGTTATACATATCGGAGCATCGACATCTGGTGGTTCTCCTTCCAACGTAAGTACTGGTGCTGTATTTGCAACGGGTGCAATGGACAGCGCGGGGAATCAATGGGGGGAGTGCGTATATGCACAAGGAGCCCAAGCCACATCCAATACAGGGCGAGTTCAACTCACCAGTGCGTGCTTACTAAACGAGCCCTTCGCAGTGAACCCGACAATGGTGGGTTCGTACTCTGCAATGGGGGCCAATGGTTTCACTATAAATTGGACTTCGATGCCTTCATACCAACTTGAGTGGATTAGTCTCTGTTTAGAAGGCGGCGGCGAATATCAAGTTGGTAATTGGGCTAAGTCAACGGCGGCAGCCCCCGTATCTGATACGGTAAGTGTAAGTATGTTCCCTATGGGTGTGCTGCTAACGACGGACAGTTATACGGTGTCAGCAAGTGGACAAACGGGCCTCCGCACGATGGTTGGGGCATCAAATTCATTCGATAACGGCTGCGCGGGTGTTACTGATAAACACAACGTGGCGACCACCGTAGCAGACCGATTTCAATACGCTACGGCCTCGATTAACGTCAGCAATAACGACACCGAAACAAACGAAGCAGTAGCGACGGTAAGCGCGGCGACTTCCATAAGTCCGGCCATAGATTCTAACCAGGGTATTGCCTTTGATGGGACATATTATTACGCATTTAACACGGGGTCGATATACAAATATAATTCATCGTGGGGGTACGTTGCGTCAAACACTAACGTAGGTACACAGGCAGGTGTTAATCATCTTGGTGATGGTGATTATTACAACGACGGAACGCACCAGCGACTTTACGTTGTAGGAATGAACAGCGGTACGTGCTCACCCCCTGGGTGGAGTGATAGCCGTATAGCAGTTTTCAATGCGTCAGACCTCAGCTTTGTTGAATATATAGATATATCGGCCCAGAACTTTGATGCTGGGGGTGGGTGCGCCGTTGACACCGATGATAATGTACTCTGGGTAACTTCGTGGTGCGGCGGCGGCACGATTTATAAATACAAATTATCCGATATGATCAACGGTACGGCGACCTATCTAGGTTCAATAACCCCAAGCCCTGCAACGTCATACAGTCAAGGGATTGCATATTATAGTGGAAACTTATACTTCTCATATAGCACGGCCTCCTTTGTAGGGGGTGGCGTTACACGGATGAACACCTCCGGCACAAACCAGTTGACGGTAGTTCCGTATTTCACCTTTGGAGAGGCGGAGGGCCTAACGGTTAATGCTACGGGTATTCATTTAGATATAGGCTCCGCTACGACGAACATTTATACGTATCCCCTTACCGTCAGCGGTTCATTTACCGCACGATGGACAACCAATAACAGCGTAGCAACACAAATCTGTTTTGTTGCTATGGGTATCCCTCCAAACATTGCTGAGGCAGCCTCGGTTGACGGTAAGCTCCTTGCGGACAACTCAGCATCTATTGCGTTAGACACATCAGCCTCGGTTGACGGTAAGCTCCTCGCGGACATCACCCCATCCATCGCATTTGATATTTCCACTTCCCAAGAGTGCGTCGTAATTCCTTACATAAGCTCTGCAACAACGGGGATAATTGGCGGGGGCATTTTTACGTCCGTTGGAGTTGACGGCGAATTACTTGGCGATATTAATGCGAGTTCAATACTTTCTACCGTTACACAGCCGTTAGATGCCATTGTTATTGCGGATATTGGTGTTGTCGTTTATTTCGCTAATAACAATATACTAAACACGGCGGTTGACGGCTTCATTGGTGGTGACGTAACGGCAACGATGGAGCAGACTGTTGTTACTGGCAAAGGGACGGGTAAAACATACTGGAACGGCATTGACCTGACGCAAGCCCCATATTATGCGTATTTAACGAGCAATACGAAATATGATTGGCTAGATGGCATTACGTTTATACAAGTGCCTACCGGACAAAATACGATGGCGAACACGTCAGCGTATCCTTCTAAGCTGCTTTTAACATTAGAGTATAAACTAAAGCCGTTGGCTAATATCGGCACTCTTACCGGCCCATCACAGACACGTCAGGAACTCCAGGCAGCATGGAACGCCCTTACTGCACTTACCGATCCGATACTACAGGGGCAAGGTCAGCTTATACTTGCTGAGTTTCCAGGCAGCTATTGGATAGCAAAACGGCTCCAGACGGCCCCTAATGATGAGGCGGATTATCCTGCGATGGCAGATGTTCAATTAGAGTTTGCCGTCACAGGTATGGCGTATTCTGTTACGGAGTCATACGCAGCCGAGTCAATAGCCTCCTCATATACGACGCTTACCGTTACATCAAATGGTGACTCACTAGCATATCCACTCTGGACAATCCATTGTGGGGGTAACGGATACGGGGGTACTATCACCATCACCAACACTACGACAGGAGAAGCGGTTTCATGGACGGGGTGGGTAAAGTTTGGTGACATGCTTGGGTATATCATGGATGCGGAATATGGGGAACCAGGCACAATGATACAAACATGGGGCTCCGTTACGGGCGCGTGGCCGCATCTCGTTCCGGGAGATAATATCATAGAAGTTAAACAATCACCAGCTACAACGGGCTCCGGCCCCATAAATGGCATATTTGAAGTTCAGTGGCGTGATCGTTTCTCTAGGGGACAGTTGGTTATTCCGCCAATAGTGCCCCCAATCGTTAATATATTGCCAACGGACGTTGTGATTAATGGTGAGGATGCCGCTACAGATGGGTCATTTATCTTTTATGGTCAACTGATTGATATAAATTTAAATCCCGTACGATCTGCCAAAGTAGTCCTTTACGCATCGACTAATGACATATCATGGAGTGTCGTAGAAACAACCACTACGGATGAGAGTGGGAATTACACGTTTAATGCAACTGGTGTTTATGATAATCTCACTCATTGGGAAGTGCGGTACGGGGGTAGTCCGCTATACTTTAGCTCGACAAGTTTAAGAATAATCACGCTTCCGAGAGCAAAACGGGTTAATACAGAGATTTCAATAACGGTTGATACTTCACAAGCTCCTGCCTACACGTTTAGCGGTACGGTTGTAGAATCGGCACATTCGAGTATTGTTGTCAACAACATTCTGGATTTGGTTGCTCTCCAGATATTAGTCCCCTGGAGTACGTGGACGGACGTGCCTGGCCTCGCTCTTGGTAGCACAGATAATTCCGGCGATTATACTTTTACGTACAATATAGGCCCTGTATTGAGTAATACAGATCAGACGGGTTACAGGGCTAAGTTCTTAGGCAACCTAGAGTTCAATCCAAGCGTTACTCCAGAAGAGATTTCGGTTACTGCCGCCACTCAGCCAGTAGCATGGCAACCTGAACTTCCGGTTCCGATAACATACTTAATAGGACTCGCACCGCAGGCAGTTAATGCAGGGGTGCTTAATTACTTCGCTGCGGTTGGCTATACAGGGGTAATCCTCGTCGCAGAGGCGAACGCGCTGACGGCTAGAAAAACGTATGCCACAGAACTTGCTATAATCAATAGTTTTGGCATGAGTGCCGTATTAGATATTGAAATGGTAGCGAACTCCGGCGGGATTACGTGGAAAGAAGTAGCTAATGATACTGAATGTTCCACGTTTTATTCATGGTTTGCAGAGCTTGCCGCTGCCGGATGGCCTACCGTCTCATCAGAACTTGGTGATACTGGATACCCATATTACTCAGATAACGCTCGACGTTATTTCTCAGGTTTTATAAATTACAATATCCCGTACGCTAGCACATGGTCAGTAGTTAGCGTAGCTGCGGCGGGGGGTCAAAATACGCTGCAAGTAAGTTCCGGTGCGGGTTTTGTTAATGGAATGTCAATCGCCGTTGGTCAAGGGGGAGCCGACAGTGAAAAGGCAGTTATAGTCTCTGGTGCTGGTGTAGCCGGAGCCTCAACGCTTGTATTATCTGCTGGCCTGCAACACGCCCACCCTATAGGTGATACGGTCATGGCATGGCCGTACTGGGATGTGGATGTTAATACATCAGAAAACCTTTTTGAGTTCTACTGGCACTCTGCGGTAGGTTATATTGAGATGGGAACAACGTATGCTACACAGATAGGCATACCGTGCGGCATCTTAGCGTACCCGTATATAGACCCGACAGGTGGCTTGGATGTGTTTGAGAACTCAGTAAACAACCAGACCCCTACCTATCAATCACTGCTAGATTGGTCGTACGCAAACGGCATTGGGCTTACTACCTTTACATTTTGGCTTGATCCAAACTTTGACCAAATACTCAACAATGGCGCTGACCCCATATACCTGCTTTTGTTCTACCTGACCCAGGGGGCTGACTCGGTTGTAACAAACTTGCAGCAGACGTATCCGGCGGCAGGAACCGAAGCACTTACGAATATTACTATGCTTATGCCGGAGTTGACGCTTAACGTCATTGAGGAGGCTCCTGGAGTATTTGTATTCTCAGGAACACTTGCTGAACTTCTAAGTGGCAATCCAATCGCAGGAGCGGACATTTATATTCAAATATCAAGCAATGGAGGCATTACGTGGACGGATTTGTCGGTAGTGCCATCCGTTACTAATGCTACCGGCACGTATGCAGGATGGACAGAAGAGTTTGCCGCAGGCACGTACAATATCAGGGTTCTCTCCGGCGGTTCGAGCACCTATCTAAACACCTATGCCCCGTACAGCCATTACGGTTTACAGCTCGTAGTGCCCCCAACAGGAACCACTATTACAGGGCTTACCTTAAACGCTTCGAGTGCTTCAGTGGCATTAAACGCAACGGATACATTTACTGCCGTTCTTACGAGCGGTGCAACGGGACTCTCAGGCAAATATATTACCATCTACCACTACGATTCGTCAGGGACGTATAACTACGATGTAACTGGTGAAACTGACCCCACAGGCACTATTATGTTCGTTGCAACGGAATCCATCTCTGATACGTTCCAATACTTCGCTTACTTCGCTGGCGATGCGACGTACGCAGCCGCGACAAGCAATGAAGTCGATGTTACGGTAGGGGACTAAATTTAAATGGACTACGTACCCGACTATACATTTGAACTCAGGCAGCGGAACACTTCGGGGGGTTATGACTTAGTGCAACAACTGCCTGACCGCATGCAGCCATATCTCACTCGCCAACTGGGAACGGCGGATAACATCGCTTTTAACCTTCCGTTAGAAAGCCAAGCGGCGCAGTACATCATCAACACGCCATCAGACCTTGAAATCTGGTGGTACGGACGGGATATGAAACTCAAGCAGGTCTTTGTTATCGTTCAAAAGGAACGCTATAAAGACTACGGTGCTACGAGCATGACGGGCGGATCTGCTCGATTAGGAAGTGGCAGCGGTGCAAACCTCCTTATTAGCTCAGACGGGCCTGAGCATTATTTGACCAGATACTATACGCAAGATTATTCTGTAACGCAACGATTAGTCTCTGATATTGTTGATGACCTTTGTGTTGAGTTATGGCATGACGGCTTAATATCTGCCGCCTACGTTGATCCATCGCTTGACCAGTTTATTGACATAGATGTGAGCAATGAAAACATATTCGCAGCCGTTGGCAACATTATAAACCAGCTCCCACCAAGCTATATGCAGGTCTTGTTTAACCCAAGCAACCCTACGGAGCGCACGTTATACCTACTGCCGATGCCTGACAGTATCCCAACTCCTAAGGGCATAGGCACTACCTCAGCGGTTATACCACAAGCTAAACCGCAAATTACGAGCAAGAGCAAACCACTCACCCTTAAAACACCCGTACGAGTGCGCTCTGGAAAGTTAAAAGATACTGTAGGTGCTACGCCTCCAGCGGTTATAAATAACGCTTTGGAGGCAAAGGAAAATGCTTCGACTCCGTTAATGAAGTTTGATAAGAACTTAACGGGCATAGACGTTCTTGAGGATACAAGCAGCGTTGTTACAAGAGTGTATTGCCGAGGTTCCGGCTCAAGTCCTAGCGAATTGAGCTTTAGTACGCCACCATTTTATCCTGCGGCACAGGAACTTACGCTTTTAAAAACAGATGGTGGGTATGCTTACTTTAGGCTTCCTTTAGTGAATGGCTTTGACTGTGCTATTTATGCAGGCTGGACAGGTGATGGCGAGGCGTTGCCGAGTAATATGGGCATCGGAATGAATAAATGGAACCCGTTTAGTACCTCTTATGACTCAAGCGCAACGACTAAGTTTTTTGTAGCGAACGATAAGACCGCAGCGGCGCAACTCTTCTATATGCCAGCACCGTTTCATGTCTATTCTGCGTCGCTCCTCTTAAAGCGCGTCACCCCTCAAACTGTTACATGGCCTAAGATGCCGCTGTTTCAAGTGGGGTTATACACGGCCAGGGAGGCCCCCACTACTACCGGCCTACAACAAGCAGGAGTTCCAACGCCTCAAAACGGGCCGTTAGAGTGGTGCTATGGTAACTTAATGAGTTTAACAACAACGCCGACATGGTATGAGTTTCCGATGCAGGCAACAAAGTGGGGCCCTGGATGGTATGCGATTGTGCTACAACCATATTCTCCTACTGATTCTTGGAATAAAGTAAACCCTAAAACGTCCGCAAATGATTATTTACAATGGTGTAGCAGCTCTGACCAACCGACAGCTTCTAAGACCTTTGGAGAAGTAACCAATGGGGGAGTCAATCCTACGGCGTGGTGGATGAATAAAACAAATCCGTATGATTGGCAAACGGCATTTAAACTCGCTGTATGGGACTATGACATGACCACAAAATTTATACAAGGGCCGGATGCGCGGACGGTAAAGACCAAAATAGCAAATTATCAGGCAGATAATGCGTGGTTTATTAACTATCAACACGGCCCTTATTTGATGGCGTGGGATGCCGAAGGGGAGTATAAAGCACCGTTCTATGGCACGTTTAAAGATGATTCGGTCATATCACAAAATTCGCTGTGGCTAGAAGGCGCTCAGTACTTATACGCGAACTCACAACCCACGATGACCACCAGCTTAGGGGCCGTTGACTTATACGAGATCGACCCGACGGTTAATTGGAATGATGAAATTACGATTGGCGGCACGATCAGGGTAGTTGATCCTGATTTAAACTTTGATGAGGAGTTTATCGTAACCAAAATAAGTAAAATGGATATGACCAAACCGCATCAGTTTGATACGCTTGAGTTGAATAACATCCACATGACCGTTCAACAATACACCGCAATGTTAGCGGGTTCTGCGTCAAAAACACGGAAATATCAAAGCGGCCAAACGGTTGAGGCGATTCATGCTGGTAATGGGGGGTTCTCATCAGGCTCTATGTATGAGGATTACTTTGAGATACGCAATGAAACTGACTTAGTACACTCAATAAAACTCTCGGCTTTTAGTGCTGTAGATGGGTTTTACGTCACTGTTGATGGAAACGCTGTATGGTAAGTTACTAGGAGAAAGATAAAAATGCCAAAACTGCCAGGAGAAACGCAAGGACACTTTGAGATGCGCGTATTCGGGCACAAGTTAGGCTGCGATGTGCAAAAGAGTATTGATGAGACTAATCGGCGGCTAGGAATTGGCGAGATCACTGAATTTGTACCTACTGTCTCCTTAAAGCAACTCCGTGCTGCCGCCTCCGTTGACTTATCCAAGTATGACTCTCCGGTATCAGATCAAGACGGTATAGGCGACTGCTGTGCTGAGGCGAGTATTAATTGTTTTGAATGGCTACAAAAAAATATACAGGGTAGTTTTTTCGCTGGCTCCCGAATGGCTCAGTATTATTGGTGTCTAGTGCATGACGGATCGAATAGTAGCGGCTGCGCTGATACAGGCACAAACACCTCAACGGCAGATTGGGTTATGACAAATAACGGTGTAGCGCACAGCTCCCTTTGGCCGTTTAGTGAAAATTGTAATACCGCCCCAACGTCTAACGTTGTATCAGATGCGGCAGAAAATAAACAAACGGCCTCGAATGTGGTTAGCGGTTCGACTAGCGGCGATGGCGCTACGACGGTGGCTAACTGTAAAGCAACGTTAGCTTCTGGTTCCGTGTTTTATGCTGCATTTGATTTTTGGGAGAATTATTACGACGCAGAGACGAACGGCGGAAAATTCCCTGCGCCGAGCGGTAGCCCTGTTGGGGGGCATTGTATGGAGTTTTGCGGCTATGACGATGCTGGATCAAACCTAGGCGGCTCAACAGGGTATTTTAAGTGTAAGAACAGTTGGGGAACCAGTACTGGTGATAATGGCTATTATTACATGCCATATAACATCGCTACCGGAATCGACTCTGGTGGCTCTAACTCTCAAATAAGCGCCGCTTATGTTATTACCGGAGAAAGTGAGATAGTAACGCCAACACCACCAAGCCCAACGCCAACACCAACCGGCGGCACGCAGATAACATACACGATTAGGCCGCGAGAGTATCGAGGAGGGTACAGATAGTCGAATGGCAACACCGTATCTTTATTACAAGTTTGATAAGGACTCTACTACTGTCACCAATTATGGCAGCGGAGGCTCAGGATACAACGGGACTGCGACGAGGGCACAATATGCTACTGACTCTGCTGGTTATCCAGTATGGGGGCCCATGACTGACAATAACGATAGGATAACTGTACCAGGCGGTTGCAGTAACCCTTATCAGCATACGTGGGAGATTGGGTTAAACATTAATCATTGGTGGCCTGGAAACGGCGATGATGGCGGCGTTGCACAAGGTAACGACGGTAAGCTATGGGCACTCGCAAACGACTTGTTTTATGGCTATTTTCACGGAGTTTGCGGCTTTGGAGCTAACTGCTCCGGCGGCGCTCTTGTAGGAACTAGTAACGTCTATAATTTCACTGTTGAAGCGCAGGGCAGTCCTAGCAGTCTCGATGTTGACCTTTGGCTCGGTGTAGGGGATAACAAACCCGTTCAGATCGGAAACGATGGGCTAGGAACAGACGATCCAGGGGCATTATACCTGGCGTTCAATTACAACTTTCAGTTAAACACAAATTATTATCTTCAGATTACAGTAGATTGCGATGGCGGCCCAGGAGGGAACGATTATTACATTAGTAACTGCGCCCCTGGCTGTGCTGACTCATCAGTGCAAGGTTTTCCAAGCGGCTGTTACTTCTACGTTTGGCGTGAATATAACTCAATAATAGACCTCTCTGGTGGCGGCGATTGGGCTACGGATGTCGTACTGTGGAAAGGCGGAACGCCGAGCCCAACACCAACCCCAACGCCGACACCAACGCCATCATCAGGCATACCGATAACATACTCAATAATACCGAGAGAATATCAAGGTGGGTTTAGGTGAGATAGATAATGACAATGGTTTTTCAAATCTGTGCCACGTCATTTAGCAATCCGGCAGGAGCGAAGAGCGCCGGCTATATTGACTGTGTAGTCGAGGCGGGTTCTGGCTGTGTACAGCCCCCCGGTGGTTTTATAACCGCCTGTCACGGACAAGGCATGGGTGCCCTCATGCAAAACAGTGATTCGGGCTCTGGTGGGTGCAGCGATACATCGTATCTTTCTGGACTGGCCAGTGCAGGATTAGACGCGGTAGGTGGTGAGTCTGAGGGCGGCGCTGAGATTGATGCTATTATGCAATATTTGCCGTTCATGAACTATGGTGGTGAAGGCACAGGTGGCACTACCGGCAACAACTGTGTATGGTCTTCCTGTGGTGGTAATGACGGCGCATCGGTCGGCAAGTATGGGTGCTCAACGTTTTTAGAGACGTATACTACCGACTCAATGCTCAGTGCTTCGGAAATAGGCCAAGAGGCCGGGATGAATTACGACGCAGGTTGCTTTGAGGTCGGAATACTTGTCGGATCATGGAGCTACGGTGATTATGGGGCCGGGGTAAGTACGTATCAAGAGATGGTTGATGAGATAGCATCTCAAAGTAAAAAACCGTGTGTCGGCTTCCAATGGTGGTATGTGGAAGGTGACGGCAGCGGTGCGCCTTCTAATGATTCTGGCGGCGTTATGGCAGGGCTAATGAGTGCCTACGGCAAGAACATGACGCCGATTTATGACCGTAAAAAAGGAGTAACCCCTACGCCACCAAGCCCAAGCCCAAGTCCTAGCCCAAGCCCTGTATTCCAGAAGGGCACGTACTTTCAAGGGTACATAAATCAAATTGATATAGCCCCTGCGCTCGCCGCCGCACATAACGGCCAACCTACGCGAGGGGTGCATGTTATTGACTTTTGGCCTGTAACAGGGAGCAGTTCTACCGTCGGCATAACATATACCGCCAGGCCGCGAGAACTCCAGAGCGGGTACAGACAATTCCAACAATAAAAAAAGAGAATTAAATTAAAAACAAAGATGAGGAACCATGAAAAGTGCCAACAAGAAATATTGCAGAAGTTGAAGAAGCAATAATCAAACGACTCGACATCCATAGAAAAGAGCTTACCACTATGGAAGAGTGCACAAAACAATGCCAAATCTCCATCGGACAGCACGACGAACGGCTCAGGGCGTATGAAGAGAACAGTAAGCGACAGAACGGGACTCTTGACAAGCTAAGTGAGGATATAGACTCAGTAGCGCACGGGGTAAATGACATCGTCAAGAAAGTTGACGCAATGGACACAAGCATAGCAAACCGCGTGAATGAGATAGAACGCAACGGAATCAAACGTGATGCCACGAGTGATATAGCCGTGAGAGAACGGGCGGATACTCGCGAGGTGCATATACGAGCAGAAGTGGATAACTTAACGAAAGAAATTGCCGAAGTAAAGCGCTTGGGTGGAGCACGAATGGCGGAGATAGAGCGGATCGCGCTGAAAAGCGCCGCAGAACATGAACAGTGTGCCATTGACCGGATAGCGGCAGCGAGAGAAGAATCTGGGGATGAAATCGCCGCACTTAGGGTAGAGTTCATTAAGCAACAGTCGGAAGCGATGAGCAATATTCAATGGAAAATCATAGCTGCGCTTTCGTCACTTGCGTTCCTGTTTATACTGGTCTTTATCTCATACTCGTTTCATGTGTTTGGAGGCTTACCATGACAGAAGAAAACCACGACGCTATAATACGCCACGAGTGCGCGATAGGCGAACTGCGCGAGCAGGGTGAAGTTATCCTTAAAAGATTAGATGAACAGGACGCGAATGACGTAGCTATCAGGGATGAACTCATAAAAAAGATAGAGGATAACAAATCCAAATTTGGTGATGCGATGTGGGCTATTGCTATGCTACTATTAGGTGGCTTTGTAAGTGGCTTTATTTTTGCTATTCTTTACATGATAAAATAG